TCCGATTCCCTCAAGATTGAGGTTCTGCGGGTGCTTCTTCCTCGAAGGTTCTACCGTCTCGTGAGCAGCTTCCGTTCAAGGTTCGTCCAGCTACCATCCGGCGAAGTGATTAGTCCTCGCACAATGTTTACGATGGGAAATGCTTTATGCTTTCCTATTGAAACCTTAGTGTTTTGGGCTGTTGCTCTCGCAGCGGTGATAGTGGAAAACGACTTGGACGAGTCCGAAATTCGGTTGGTTATCGACCAGTACCCTCTCATATCTTCTTATACAGAAGCTATGAAGGTAGGTCCGAATGCCTTCCGTGATTTCTTGACTCAACGAGCGTATGCTCGTAGGAAACTTCTTCGCAAACTTAAAGTCAGGGTTTTCGGTGACGATATCATCGTCCCGATTGAAACCTTTCCCTTTGTTTGCGACTGTCTCACGCGTATAGGATGTACCGTGAATCCAGCCAAAAGCTGTTCTGACACCCAAGTCAGGGAGTCTTGCGGCTCATGGTACTATGCGGGGCGTGATGTAACAATCACACGCTTCCGCGTTCACAAGCTTTCAGATACTCGAGCTTGGGTTTCGCTCCTTGCTAACTGCAAAGAGCTTCAAGGGAACGGGTTTTCCACCGCTGCCCTTGGCCTTCTCCGGAATCTAGCAGAAATGCATCCCGTTCCATTCGGTATGTCTGGTCTCCCAGGCCAGATAAACGTGGAGAGCGGGTATCGCTGGAATCGAGAACTCCAGCGGTTAGAGTTTCGGATGCCCGTCATAAGTGATTATACGGGTCTCGAGGTCCTGCCGGGTTATGCGTCTTTGTACGCAAAATTCACTCGCCAGGCTACGGTCACCGCGCGCCACGGGCACCCTAAGGTGGAATGGCGCTGGGTCGAAGTTCGACTCGGCTTGGAAAGCTGAGTTGTCCCTTCGAGGGGGGTATAAAGTGTCCATTGTGGCACCGCTTCTCGCTGCGACGTCAGGTATTGTGATGTTATTCATTTAACCTGACCTCTCGCTCCATCATTGCTCTGATTTGCTACCGTTCTCTCCGTCCTTTCGGTCGGGGAGACCCGGTGCGGGTCTCGGCGTCGGTGGGTCGCGTGAGCGCCCTCTGGGTTGAGAGCATCGCAGGGGCAGTGCCCCCC